GAGTGGCAACAGGCACGGGTTTCTCGCTCCACCACGCGCCCATACTTTCGCTGGACGCTGGGGGGGGAGGCCCTATGGTCGATCACCTCGTAGCCCACTAGCCGTACCTCCATGAGGAGCGGTCGATGGTCGTGGTGTGACCCACCAGAGAACCCTCGGCTTGTTGCGCGACGAGTTCAAACGCACCCATATCCCAACCATCTCCTCGCGGTCTATCGCCGTTGTCCTGGTCCACCTGGACACTGATGCCGTAGTTCGCCAGGAACGTGGCATAGGCAGCAGCGAGCGTTCCAGCGTCCTTCGCTGGGGACCCCGTAAGGAGGCGATAGTTGTCCTGGGGGGCGGCGACAAACAACGGGTCATTTGTGGTCGCATGAGCGCACTGGCCCTGACCACTTTGGAATCCCGCCAGTGTGGTATACGTTGCTTGCGCCCAACGGGTGAACCACGATTGCACCCCAGGATGCAGCAGCGCGTAATCCATCGACATGTACGCGCCAGGAGCTTGACCCATGTTTGTGAACCTCGCTTGAGGTGCCCCGCCCTCTGGCGCCTTTAGGAAGGCGATGATGTCGTTCAACGAGTGCATGCCGTCCGGATTGAATACGCACTCGATCCCGTTATGGACATTGGCAAGGGTGTTGTTGACCGTGAAAAGGTTGCCACCTGGCGCAGCGTGCCGTGTGATGCCCCAACCATTCGGGCTGCCCCAGTGTGGATAATCCTCCAACCAGTCCGTGGGGTTCTGGTAGGTATCGTGAATGAGATTGCCAATCATGTAGCTGTTCATCGTCGCGTCGGAGGCGCCGGAATCGCTCGCGCGCGTCCCGTTGCCGCAGTCGAAGAAATGATTGAAGATTAACCACATGCGGTCCTTCGCGTACTGGTATGCGATGGCCTCGCCCGCACTGCCGCCGTGTCCCCGACAGAAGTTGAAGGTGTTCTGGGAGCATACGATGTCCACGCATTGCTTTAAGCCAATCGGGGCCTGACGATTTTGTCCTCCCGTGCAGCGGCCGACATAGATGTGATTGATATACCCCATCTCCGAAGCATCCTGGATGGGTCGTCCGGTGGTCTGGATCAGGTTTCCGCTGATCAATTGCCCATCACATTCGAGCACCCACACATTCTTGATTTCCGTCGGTGGCGTCCGGGAGTACAGGCTCAGGCCGATTCCATGGTAGTCCTGGTCGATGAAGTCCCAGGTCTCGAAGTTCATGCCGAGGTTATTGAAGACACACCGCAGAAACAGAATGTCGTTGATGACGGCGCCCTGAGCAGGCGTAATGCCTGTGGCTGAGTTTGCCGAGACGAAGGGCAGGTCCCGGAACGTGCAATCTCGAACGCAAAGGTGGTGCGTTCCCGTCCCCACCACACCGATCCCCGCACTCGATGCGCCCTCGAACACCAAGTTCTCGAAGATGGTATAGACCAGCCCGATTGTTCCGCCTCCGTTGGAGGTGTTCCACGCACCGCTGATGGACGGAAGGTTCCCTGCAACACCACGAACAACGGCGGGATTCCCAGCCGTCCCACCACCCGTAAAGATCACGTCTGCCGTGTACGTTCCAGGGTCGATCTGGATCACGTCCCCAGGACTCAACGTCTTCGTCCCTGAGAGCGTCGTCACGGTTTCGGTCGCCGCACCGGCCGCCTCGGTAATGCCGAAGGACGGCATGGGGATGCCGATGGGCGGAGCCCACACCCCACCCCGTGGCGGGAAGGCCAGCATACGCCGCGTGCGCTCTGACAGGAAACGGTAGGTGTCCGCAACGACGGGTGCGAGACAGCCCTTCTTGGCGTAGTACCACGTCTCCCGCAGCACATCGGCCACATCGCGTGGGGCGCGTTCGAGGATGTGACCGTGGGTGCGTCCCGCCGAGGAGACAGGCAGGTGACGCCACCAGGGGACTCCGACTAGGCGATACGCCCTCATAGATACGTTGCCAGCGCTTGGCCTACGGGTTGCGCCGCTCCACCGGCCGTCCAGTCCCCCAAGTACAGCCCCATCACCGGCCGCCGGGTGGGCACGTCCGTCCATGCGCCCGCATCGGTGCGGGTGGACAGGTAGCACTGCGTACCATAGGGCAGACAGGTCAGGTCGCCAGCCGTCTCGAACTCCAGTGTGTCCAAGGCATCGTCCTGCCCTGTCGCGCCGCCGCTGTTGAGGAACAGGCTCAGTCGATACTCGCTCCCAAAGTTCAGCGTGGACAGTGTAACCTCGTCAAAGTAAAAGGAGCATAGGCGTTCGGTGTTTTGCGACGTGGTGAGTTCGCTGTGGTCGATCGTCACGGTTTGCAGGGCCGTGGTCCCATCGTAGAGCGTGAGCGTCGATGTCAGTGCGGCCGCGCCGACCCGCCACGACAAACGACCGCCGGCCACCGTAAACGTCGATCCGTACCCTGCGTCGAAGTTGAACCTCATCGCATACTCGTCGGGAGTATCGGCGTCATCGAACAGGGTGGTCGTGTAGGCCTTCAGCGGGAACCCATAGGTTTTGCTGGCGCTCCGCAGGCCGAAGACGGCTTTCTCGGACTGGTGGGCCCGTGATCCGGCGTTGTTCTGGATCGCGTAGGGCCGCACGTGAACAGGTCCAAGCTGCGTGATGTGCGTCGTGTACGAACTATTATTGGTCCCGTCAATCGTTCCGGAGTCATAGGCGATCACGATGGCGACGAGTTGCCCCCGCGTGAGCGCGATGCTGTTATCTAACGTGACGGCGCGGATAGTGCCGTCCCATGTGGCGTCTGCGGGTGGGGTGAACGTCACGGATGCGGGACTGCCGCCGCCGAGAATGGTGCCGTTGGGGGCCCCTGTTGTGTTGTTCACCCCCTGCAAACTGGCCTTGAACGTCGGTGGGGTCCCCGTGCGTAGGCCGTATCGGAAGAGGATGGTCGTGATCGTCGCGGCCTCGGGCATCTGGAACACCCACTCCGCGGCGTCCGTGGCCGCGTCCAGCACGAAATTCGTCATGGTCGGCGTCACACCGTCAAGGGTGATCCCCGTATCACCAAACAGGCCGCGTGCGAAGTCGGTCATCTCACTTCCCCTGCGTCACCGGCAGCAGCCACTCCGCCAGGAACCGCCAGAAGTACGAACTCGCCGCCAGCGCCGCCAGCACTGGCGCCACCACCCGCGCCAGCCACCAGTGGACACGATCTTGGCGGCGGCGGCCGGTGTGGCGTGGGGCGTGGGGGCTCATGGGACGCTCAGCATCGCCCGACCGGCCCGTGTCTCCTCGGGGTTCATGGCGGGGTAGATGGCGATCATCTGGCTCGTCCAGGCCAGCGATTGGTCGGTGTTGAAAGTATTCGGGTCCTCGGTTGTGACGTTCGCCTGCCGGGAGGCGGAGGCGATCTGCGCGTTCGTGGTGGGGAGTCCGCCCGTGCCCGTGGTCTTCTGGACGAGGGCCCCATAGGCCGGGCTGCTCGGGGCGTTGTTGCACCAGGTATCGTCGTCGTCTTCCTCCCCCCCCTGGACGAAGAGGGCAAGGAAGAGAAAGTCTTGCGGCCCGCCGCCGGGGGTGATCGAGGGCGGATCGGGGTTCGCATTGGTGGCCGTGGCCGCCGTGCCAATGGCGGGGGCGGTGGCGTTCTCGGCCCCGGCGATGCTGTAACTCAGGTGGCACGACTTGGTGTTGGAACTCGTGCCCACGGTGATCGTCGTGCTCTCCGCCCCGCTGTCGATGTGCCACGCGGCATCCATGCAGCGGTTGGTCTGCTCGTTCTTGAAGCCGGTGATGGGGGCGTAGCCTGCGGGCCAAGTGATCGTCTGGCCCGTGATGACGTAGCCGAACAGGACGACGACGAACCGCCCCGGCACGCCCGCCGAACGGGAGACCGCGTGCGACGAGGTGGCGGTCGTCTGGCTGGACTCCCGCTGGCCCAAGATGGTGGGAAAGGCCATGCCTCACCGTGTCGGCGCGAAGCAGGTGACGATCAGGGTGCCCGTGGCGGCGTTGCCGACCGCGCGCACGCGCGAGGGCTGGGCGACGACCATGACGTCGCCGATGGCGAAATTGTTGTCGGTCGAGGCCGGCGTGCCCGCCGTCACCCCCAGTTTCAGGAACATGGCCCCCGTGAGGACCTGGATCATGCCCGGGTACTCGGGTTCGCCGGTCGTGCCCCCGGGCCGGCAGACCGTGGCCGGCAGGTTGACCGCCGCGTAGGGCGTCACGGTGACGGACCCGGTGGCGAACGGGTAGCCGAGGGTCCAGTCCTGGGGCCAGGTGAACGCCAGGAGCCAGCCGGACAGGATGGCCAGGGCCATCAGGAGCGGACGTTTCATGGGGCCCTCCGGGTGGCGAACGCCAGCGCCGGCAGCGCCAGCACGGCCACGGCGGGAAGCTGGAAGGGGAACATGCCCAGGGACTCGATCAGCACGGCCGCCAGCAGGGCGGCGGACTCGGGCGCCTGGAAGGCCCGGCGGTGGGACCAGAGCCAGGCTCCCACCAGGGCCAGCGCGACCAGACCCCCCTCATACCCAAGCTGCAACAGGTCATTGTGCGCTGCGTCAAAGCGTTGGTGCTGCCCAACGCGAGGCTGGGCCATGCCCCACGACCCGATGCCCTTGCCGAAGACCAGACCACCCCGGGCCCACTCGGTGACCGCCCAGCGCCAGATGAGGAGGCGCTCGAAGACGGGTTGGAGGCCCCCGCCGCGGTGCCACCAGGCGAGGGCCACGAAGGCGCCTCCCGACAGGATCCACCGCCAGCCCCAAGGGAACCGCACGGCGGCGGCCGCTGTGGCCGCCAGGGCCGCCAAGAAGGACTTGGTGGCCAGGATGCCGATGGCGAAGGCCGGCAGGAGCCAGACGGGCGACCAGACGGAGGCGATGGCCAGGTAGGCCCCCGCATAGTTCGAGTTGCCCAGCGTGCCGCCAGACCAGGCGCCCCAGGTGAACCCCGGCAGGCCAGCGGCGTGGGCGATCACCCAGGCCGCCTGCACCAGGCCCACGGCCAGCGCCACGCAGCGCAGGCGCAGGCGCCAAGGGTTCCCCAGCGCGCCGGCACCGGCGTAAAGGCCCAGGCCGAGGATGGCGAACACGACGGTATTGAACCCATCGGGAAAGGGCGTGACCAGCATCCGGAGGATCAGGTAGGCCCCCAGGAGCCCAGCCCAGAGGTCGCCCGACGAGGCGCAGACGGCCAAGAGCATCCCCATCAGCAGGACGTAGGACACGGGGACGGCCTGGACGACGAGATGGCCGGCCGGGGTGGCCGCCAGGCCGTACCAGAGGGGCACGATGGCCATCAGGGCTGCCAGGAGTGCGCCGCGGATGGCTAAGCCGTGCCCATGCACTGGTAGGCGATCCGATCGTTGGTGGCGACCCCGGTGGCCACGATGATATTCATGGTGGTCGTCCCGGTATCCACCTGTTGCACCACGCTGCCGGCGGTGCCGGTTTGCTTCTGGGCGAGACAGGATGGCGCCGCGGTCCAGGCGGTGTTGAATGTCAAGCTCAATGTCGTCGCCACGGTGCCCCCCAGGGTGATGACCCCCGCGGAATCATTGCCCCGGATGGTGTGCGTGGTGCCGCACCCGGCGTAGGTCGCCGCGCAGGTGGGCGGCGTGGCGGCCAGCAGGCGGATGCGGCTGTTGTTCGTCAGACGCAGTCCCGCCGCATCCACGATGATCACGTCCCCCGCGGTGATCCCGCCCAGGGTCGGAATGGGGTAGAGCCAGGTGCCATCGGTGGCCCACAGCGTGCCCGCCACCAGCAGGAGGGACACCAAGGCGATCAGCAGCGTCTTCTTCATCGGGCGCCTCCAGGGGCCCGGGGCCGATCCCCGGGCCCCCTGCTAAGGGTCGCGTGCTACGGCGAGACCTGGCAGATGACCAGGAATCCGTGGAGCTGCGCCGCCGCCGGGATCGTATCGCCGGCCACGGTGGCCAGGATCGTCACGCCGGTCTGGCTGTTGAACAGGCTGAAGCCGCCGGTGTTGGCGATGGTGGCCGCCACGTAGTCGGAGCCGAGGTAGGCATCCCCGGCCGACGACACGTCCACGTTGTCATCGAAGAGGTTGTCATCGGCCACCACGGCCACCAGGTCGAAGCCCGTGTAGGCGGCATAGCCGATGTCCAGGGTCCGGGCGGCACCGAACGCCGACCAGCTCATGCGGGAGAGCGTGGGGAACAGGTACACCTGCCCCGAGGGCAGGCGCCGCAGCGCGACGGTGGACCCGATGTCGCCGGCCACAGAGCCCATGGTGAAATCGAAGGGCAGGACCTGCAGGCCGAAGTTCTGCGTGACGAAGTCCTGGATCTTCGGCGCCTGCTGCTCCTGGGTGTACTGGGTGCTGTAATCGGTGCGGACGGCCATGCGTCACACCCTCCATTCACCCGCCGCGGGCGGGGTTACAGGTTCTCCTGCAGGTACTGGACCTCCACCACGCGCTCGCCATCGCGCCGCACGGCGCCGCCCATGAGCTCGCCGTAGACCTGCCAGGAGTACGACAGGTCCGGGCGCTCGGAGATGCGGATGGTCTTGTCCTCGCCGATGCCCAGGCCCACGGCGCCGCGTTCCATGGCGACCCCCGAGACCACGCCGGCGGTCACGGACATGAGGGCCGAATCCACCATCGTGAAGTCGAACCCCAGGTAGGTGTTGACGTCGCCTTTGACCAGGGCCCGCACGGTGTTGTAATCCGCGCTGGTGACCTCGGTGGTGGCCAGCAGGTTCTCCTGCCCGAAGGAATCCCACACGAACACCCGGTCGCTGCCCACCATCAGCGCGTCCAGGATGTTCTTGGCCTGGCGCAGCTTGGCGATGGTCAGCCCCACGGCGCCGGAGGCGATCCGGTGGGAGACAGCCTTCCGGTCCGTCACGGGCCAGGTCTCGGTGCCCGAATGCGTGGCGTCGCCGCCCGGGCCGATGGGCCCAGTGATCGCCGTGCCCAAGGCGGCCTGGAGCACGAACCGATCCCACTGCCGGCCGATGGCGGCCGCCAGGGCCTTCACGTAATCGCTGGTGGGATCCGTGATCAGGGTGGGCTTGATGCTGCGGTCCAGGTAGATGTTGGCCTGATAGGGCGCCAGGGTGGCCCAGCGCCGCGTGTGCTGGGGGTCCATGTTCGGGGTCGGGGCGTTCTGGCCCGGCTTGGGGGCCATCTCGACCATGCCGATCCGGTCGAACGACACCGACTCCCCGCGGACGTTGTCCTCGGTCCGCGCCCAGCCGCGCAGCCGGCTCTCCGTCTGCTGCGCTCGCATGAGCACCAGCTCGGTGTACGCCTTGATCTGTACGGCAGTGATGCTGTCAGCCATGTCGCGGTCCCCTCCGTAAGATGCGGAAACCACTCATCTCACGGGAGGTTGCCCGCAACCTCGCGGACCTCCCTTCCCCCTGCGGGGGGCCTCGGCGCCTCTTTCGGCGCGCGTCAGCCGGACTGTCGCTTCCTCGGCGGAAGCAACAGTTGTCCGGCTACTTTCGCAGCGGCGCAGGACTCAACTGCGCCAGGATCCCCTGGTACTCCTTCAGCAACGCCGCGTGCTTCGCGGGGTTGAGGGCCGCCTCGCGGTCGTTGCCAAAGGCGGGATCGGCCATGATCTCGGCCTTCCGCTTCTCCAACTGTTCCCCGGTGGGCGATCCCAGGGTGAGTTGCGCGTCGATGTGGCCGCTCTCGGCCAGGTCCTCCCCGACCTTGGCCAGGAAGGCGATCAGATCGGGATGGCTGCCGAGCCGCGTCCGGTCGAAGACCGTCTGCAGGCTTTCCGGCAGCTCCGTCTCCCACACCTTCTTGGCCAGGGCCAGGCGCCGATTGAAGGTGGGCTCGCCCCATTCCTCCTTCAGCTCGTTGAGCTTGGCCCGGTAGCCCTGATCCAGGGCCGCAAGCTGCGCCTGGGAATACTCCGCGAACCCCTGGACGATGGCCTGGGCCGCGGGCGCCGGGATGTTGAGCCGATGGAAGAGCGGCGTGAACTGGCCCACCGCCTCGACCGGCACCAGGTCGGCCAGGTCCTCGGAGACCTGGATCTGGTAGCCCTCCGCCGCCTCGGGCACGCCGGTGGCCTTCCGGAAGGCCGCCACCTCGGCGTCGTTCAGCTTGCCCTGCGCGTCCGGGACGGGCAGCTTGACGTGGCCCTCGAGCTTCCCGGTGTAGGCCTTCTCTACCTCGAGGTACGACTTGGCCAGCGCGTCCACGCCCTTGAACTTCTCCAGACCCTTGTGGGCCTTGAGGTCGTCCGGAAGACCCGCCCGCCAATCCGCTGCGGGCTCCGCAGGCGAAGCGGGCGCCGCCGGCGGCGAGGTCTCCGGGGGACTGGCGGGCGGGGTCTCGGTGACCATCTCGAAGGCCATCAGGTCATCCCTCCATCATCGAGCTCTTGGCGAATTGCGGGGTCTCCCTGGGGGCCCCCAGCTTCCCGCCCTCCTCGGCGTGCTGGAGGATGTGCAGGAGCATCAGGCGAGCCCCCTCGTTGAGCAGGACCCGGTACGGATCGATGCACCCCTGCAGGTCTCCCTCCCCCACGGTGGTCCGGTCCGCGCAGCAGCGGTGCCGCAGGTCCTCCAGCACGATCTTGCCCGCGGGTGACGACGCCACGTCGTGATACGCCCGCAGGAGGCGCTCCCGGGCCCGAGCGCGGTCCCCGGCCCCGCGATCAACGGCGATCATGGCCTCCGTTCGCCGCCTTCGGGATCATGGTGGGCACGACGATCGATGGCGCGTCCTTCCGCCGCTGGTTGAACTGCGCCTCGATGATGCGCTTCGCCTGGTCCACCAGGATCATCGGCACGGCTTCCGGGTGGAGATTCGTGCTCCACTGCACCTGCACGGCGGCGCCGTGCGCGGTGATGCTGATCTGCCAGGTGGGCTGGGCGGCCCGCTCCACGGCCCGATCCAGGGGGTTCTCGGTCATGCCGGGATCTCCTCCGCGGCGCCCGCGTGCAGCGCCTGCACCATGGGAGCCGCCTTGCCGGCCCCTTCGGCCACCGCCATCAGGTCCATCTTCTGCTGCTGGGCCGCCTGCGCCTGGATCCGCTGCTGGCGGATCTGCTCCACGGCATCCTTCCCTCGGGTGACGCTGGCCGGCACGCCGTAGCCCCGGGCCACCACCAGGGCCTCCTGGTCGAAGTCGAAGTTGTCGAGCACGCTCTGGTCGTTGGGGTTCATCTGGAGCACGGTCTGTACCCAGAGGTTCTTCTGGGCGATCCCCGTCAGGGTCTCGGCCTCCTGGGCGCGGGCCATGGGGCCCAGGTACTTGATGTGCATCTCCACGCCGGGCATCCGCAGGCCCGGCGGGGGCGGGGGCAGGCCGCCGGCCCGCGCCAGCATCCGGGCCGTGCGCTCGATGATGGGAGCGTGCAGCTCCCCCGTGACGCGCCCGTAGGCGGGCCCCAGGAGCTTGAACTCCTGTTCCACGCGCTTGGCCACCTCGAAGGCGGTCATGTAGCTGGGCCCCTGGGTGCTGGGGGGCAGGGCCTGGATCTGGTCCACGAAAAAGATTTTCCGGATTTTCGTCTCCAGCCGGTCGAAGCTCATCTTGGCCACGTCGTAGCGGACCCCGGAGGGCAGGGTCCAGACGCCCTGCTTGTCGCGGACCACGTTCCGGGCCAGGGGTTCCCACAGGAGGTCTCCGACCACGGTGCGGTCCAATTCGAAGAGGGGCGGCGCGATGTCCAGGGCCAGACCCTGAAGCAAGAGCTCAACTTCCCGGTTCAAAGTCTTGATATCCGGGAGCGCCAGATGGCCCTGGCCGCGCCCATAGGTCTCCCCCGGCTGTTTGCGCCAGCGCCACACCGCGCCCGGGAACTCCTCGTAGCCCCCCTCGCGGATGATGTGCTTGCGCTCCACGTCCACCCAGCAGGAGGCGAAGGGCTTGTTGCGCCGGTCGCGCCGGCCGTAGCGCTCGTCCCGATCGTTCCGCGGGTAGATGGCGTGGAGAAGCGTCACCAGGTCGTCCGGCTTCTCCGTGACTTTCTCCTGCAGATCCGCATGGTTGGCCTCGCCCCACTCCCGCAGGCAGGCCCGGACGGTCATCACCGACTGGTAAAAAAGCACGTCCACCCGCCCCTTCTCGTTCTCCGAGATCCCGTAGGTGCCGATGGGCAGCGCGGTGAAAAGGGGGCGGGGTGGCAGGCCGGGTGTCGCGGCGGTCTCCTCCTCCTCGATGATGGCCGCGGTGCCGAACACCGGGCCCTCCAGGTAGGTCTCCCCGATCTCGTAATGGAAATTGCTGCTGTCCAGGACCCGGGTGACCCGGCGGGCCACCGCTTCCAGCCAGTCCTGCACCGCGTTGTCCTCGTTCAACTCCTCCGGGGTGACGTAGAAGGTGAACCACTTGGTGGAGGGGTTGCTGAGATTCCCGTGGAGGCTGGAGGCCAGCAGCGTGGGCGCCGTGATGCCCTCCGAGTCGAAGAGCTGCCGGGTGATGCGGACCCCGGGGATGGTGAGGTTGATGGCCATGGCCCGGGTCGGCAACAGGTAGTTCGCCAACTCCAGGAAGTCCGCGTCCCAGTTCGTCCGGCGGTCGGCGTCCAGCCGGTCCCAGCGGGCCAAGAGGGCTTTCACGTCTGCAGGCATCAGCCCTTCCCCATCACGCTGCGGCGCCGCCGTTTCTTGCGCTTGTTCATGGTGGCGTAGAATACCGCCTCGCCCTTCTCCGCCCCGTACTCCTTCGCCATCTCGGCATGCGCCTTGGCCGCGCCCCCCTTGCCGCCGAAGTGCCGATCGTACTTGGCCAGGGGCATCTCACCTCACCGGGGCCCCGTGGGGGTTCCACTCCGACCGCGCGTAGCGCTGGGGCGGCCGGTAGTCGCGGCCCTCGTTGTGCTCGGTGGGACACACCGCGAAGGTCCGGAAGGCGTCCGCGGCGTGGCTGTGCTCGTCATGCACCGGCTCCTTGCCGTATTCCTGCTTCCGCTCCTCCCAGGCGTAGTGGTAGGCGCCCAGGTGGTCCAGGCCAGCCCCGCAGGTCGTCTCGTGGAAGTAGCAGCGGCTGAAGAGCCGGCGGGCCATGTCGATCCCCTCGGCCACCAGGAGCTTGGGGGCCACCCGGAAGTCCAGCCCCAACTCCCGGGCCACCTCGCGCCGCGTCTGGCCCCGCTGGCTGCTGTATTCCACGATCTCCAGATCATGGGGCCCCGTGTGGTCCCCGTAGACGTAGGGCCGCCCCGTCTCCCCCGGCCGCCGCACCTGCACCACGTGGGCGAAGTGGTGCAGGCCCTTGCCCCGCTCAAAGAGGAAGTCGATGAAATTGAACCGCCGGCCGTCCGTCTGGTAGAACCAGATGGCGGTCCCATCCGACAGCCCGATGTCCCAGGCCGTGTGGACCCGGAGGTCCGCCCGGTATGGGAACGCCCCGATCCGCCCCTCCTTCCGGGCGGTGGTGATCACGTCCCCGTACACCGTGCCCCGCAGGAAGCCCTCGAAGGAGCAAAAGTATTCCTGCTGGATGATCTCCTCGGCGCGCCCCGCGGCCCGCAGGGCCTGGATCTGCGCGGCGCTCACCACCGGGGTCCCCGCCTCGCCCGGCGCATCCTTCTTCGTGTCGTCCACCGTGAGCACCTGCGTGAACCAGGTCCGGGGCTGCCCCTGCGCCATCTTCCACATGGTGTGCGCGTGGTTCTTACCCTCGGGAGTGAAGATGAACACGGCCCATCCTTGGTTCGTGAGCAGCCGGGGCTCCGCGATCTTCGTGTACATGCTCTCCGGGATGTGCGGCCACTCCGAGAACACGATCCCCGCCGGGTTCATGCCCCGGTGCCGGTCCGGATCGTCCGCCCCGATGAGCTGCCACGTCGCCCCCGCCGTGTGGGTTCCCACCGGCTTGAAGCGAATCATCATCTCCGTCTCGTTCTTCTCCACCACGAGCTCGGGCGGGAAGATGTCCAGGAACGGCCGCCCCTGCTCATCCAACCCATCCCACAGCATCCGCCGCCCCTGCGCCGCCTCCGGGTAGACGAAGTAATAGTTGCCCGGCCGCTGGAGCATGAGGATCACTGTCGCGTAGAGGGTGGTGTAGTCCTTCCCCGCCCCCCGATGCCACACCGCCATGAACCGATCGAAGCGATGCCCCAGCAGGGCCGCCAGCAAGGGCCGCTGGTACGACCGCGGCCACGTGTCCGCATCCAGGCTGATGGTGCTGCGCTGCGGCAGGTGCAGCGCCTCCGTGCGTCTCCGTCGCGCCATCAGTCCCGCGCCCCCCCGGGATCGTCGCGGACCATGGCAAGGATTTTCTTGGCGCGGATAAAGTGGGCCATGGGCTGGAAAACGCTGGGGGGTGTACTACGCGTGGGGGGCATCCCACGCCCTTGCGAGGGGCGCGATTTTTGCCCCTCCCCCCCCCTCGGATCTCCCAATCTGGCCCTGCAACCCTTCAGCACTACTGTTGCACTTCGACTTCAATCGCTTTCGATTCGGGCACTTGCAGCTCACGCATCGGCATGATCACCACCGTGACGGCAGATCCCGAGGCCCGCTCGTGGCCCACCCCGTGGACCCGCAGGCCGATCTCGGCGGCGCGCAACCGCGCATCCGTGTCGGGCTCCTCGATCCGTTCCCTCCCACCCCGCTCACCCTCCACCACAACCATCCGCGTAATATTCGCATCCAACCCTTGCCTCACGGTCCGAATAATCGCCGGCAGCGTCAGCCCTTCCCGCTCCGCCACCTCCGCCGCGTGCGCCTTCACCGTCTCCGCTTGAGCACCGCCTTGGTGGGCGTATCCTGCCACCCGCAGGGCGGCCGCCACGCTCGCAGCCGCACCGCTCACCAGAGCCGCAGCGGCCGCGTCCATGCGCTCGCTGGGCCCGCCCGTGGGTGGCGGCAGATAGTCCGAGTGCCCATCTGGCCCACGCTGGAGTACCAAATCATCGCGCTTCCGCTTGACAGAAGGCCTGCGACCACTGCCAGGACCACCCATGCTGACCTCGTGACGCACTACTGCCCGCGGGGCGCACGCCCGACCTGAGAGAGATCGGGCGGGGGCAGGTGAGTCCCGGCTAGGTCGCCGGCATCGCATATGCTCCCAGGCGGGCGCAGTACCGCTGCGCTCTAGCGCGTCTCACGACGGGCCAACCTCAACGTTGGGGCCCAAGAACGTCCCTCCGGTCCATCCTGCCGCCCCTACTCACACCGTAAGAAAACCGCCCTGTCAAGGAAAAAGCGCTGGGAGGCCCATAAATGGGCCAGGTCCGATCCACGGCCACCACCCTAGCCGCTACCGCTCCAGAACGCGCGGGGGGGCCCTCCGTACGCGCCTGGGAGCCATCTGCGGGACTGGTTCGTGTCCCAACATGTAGGCTCGCTGGCGAGCGGTCAGCGCAGGACCGGAACAAAAGAGCCTATCGCGCCAATGTGTCTTCCGCTCCGCCACGAACAAGTGGCCTATTTCCTTGATCTTAGCGGCAGTCGTACACTGCCCACACTGAGGCCAGAACATCGGGATGGGGGCCGGCAGGAGATCCTTGCACGTCCGGCACACCTGATACCGGGTGCCGTAAGCGTCAAACACGACCGTCATCGGTCAGCTCACCGCGGCGCGCCTGCGCCTGCCGCTCATACCACTCCACAATGCCTTCGCGTTTGGCCTGGTCCCACGATTCCACGCCGTGCCAGATGCTCTCGGTGCCGTGGGCCATCAGGTCGATCACGGCCCACATGGTGGCCGCAGCCTCCTTGCGGCCCAGGTAGCGGCCCGCAGGAAAGCTGGGCTTCCAGGTGCGGCCCAGCTCCCCGCCCTCGTCTCCGGCCTGGCGGTCACGCGCCTTTGGCATGGTGCCTCCTCCCCATCTCCACGGCCCGCTCCAGCCACGACCGCATGAACCGGCCCAGGCCCTTGGGTGTCGGACGGCGGCTGGGATTCGCCTCCAGCCAGGCATCCGCTTTGCGGATCTCGTCCTCGAAGAACAGCCAAGGGTACTGGTCGTAGGCCCGTTCCAGCGTCTGCCACAGTCCGGCGCATCGGCCGTTTCCTAGCGGCTGCAGGTGACGGGTCTCTGCCAGCCAGGCAGCAAGGGTGGGCGGAATGGGCGCGGCCGGCTTGCCCGGCTCCGCGCCTACGTCTTTTCCCTCTCCTCTCTTCTCTTCTCCTCTCTTCTCTTCTCCTCTCCTCTTAGACCGTTTCATTTGGCGAAATTTGCGAACTCTGGCGGTGCTGAAATCCCCTTGGTATTTCGCCCAGTTGCGAAATGAAACGACTGTATTCGTTCCAAGTGAAACAGTGAGATTTGGCATCTCCTCAATACACGCGATCATGTGCTGAAAATCGTCACACTGGAGCATCGAAACCAGTACCTTTGCCGGTGAAACGAGTGTAACCGTTCCATCCTGTCCGTGGGCCTTGGCATAGGTGCCCAACTTGGCCCAGCGACCGAACTGGGCGATGGACAAGTTGTCCAAGGACGGGTCGGCCAACGCGCTCACCCATAGCTTGAACCAACGGCCTTGGTCGGCCATGGATCAGAACTCGAACAGGCCCAACTGCCCCTCGGCCACTTCGTCCACCGGATCCAGCTCGGGGTGCTGGATGCGCCGCCGCGCCATCTCCTCGGGCTTCAGTTCGATGCCGATGAAGTCGCGTCCGAGATGCCTGGCCACCACGCCCACCGTCCCCGAGCCACAGAACGGATCAAGAACTCGGCATGGCTGGCGCTCGGGATCGTAGAGTTGGGCACAGCGACAGGTGGGGCGCCAGCCAATGGTGTTACGTTGATAGGTGGTCTGGAGTTTTCGAAACCCAGAATCGCTTGTCCGACTCCTCCCACTTTCCGCGCTCCGCTGCATGTCCATGCCCAGCGTTCCACCCGCGGCCTCCACGATCCGCTCCCACGATGCCCCGCAATGCGCGCAACAGCCCTTGGCCGAGGTGCCGGCCAAGATACAGGGCAGCACGAGCCTGCGGGGGAAGGTGGCGAAATGGGCCTCTGGGAAGGGCTCGGTGGGGATGGTCCAGACCGTGCGGAGGTTGCGGCCGGCTGGGTGAATGAAAGAAGGACACTTCCACGCGGCCTTCCCTTCGACGAGATTTCCTGAAGTTGCCGCAGCCACCAATCGTTTCTCTTTCCATCCATCCCATGATGCTTCCCGGCCGGTCACCTCCCGCACCGCATCCGCGTCGTAGTAGTACCTCTCGCTCTTCGTCAGCAGGAACACGTACTCATGCGCCTTCGTCGGCCGATCCGTCACGCTCTCAGGCATGGGATTCGGCTTGGCCCAAATGATGTCCGAGCGCAGCCACCAGCCATCGGCTTGGAGGGCAAAGGCGAGGCGCCAGGGCATACCGATGAGGTCTTTGGGCTTGAGGCCGTGGTTCATCTTGCGGGACTCAAAGAACATTCCTTCGGTGCGTTTGGCCCCCGCGAATGCATTGTGTCCGCCGGAACCTTTCTGATCAGAGGCGTACCCATCCCCCATATTCAGCCACAGCGTTCCGTCGTCCCGGAGGACGCGCCGCACCTCGCGGAACACCTCGACCATCTTCGCCACGTTCGCCTCGGGCGTGGGCTCCAGGCCGAGTTGACCGGCCATACCGTAGTCGCGGAGGCCCCAGTACGGCGGACTGGTGACAACGCACTGGACGTGCGCATCGGGCAGGGTGCGGAGGATGGTCAAGGCATCGCCTTCGTGGATGGTCCAGGTCATCCCCCCATCCCCGCCGCAAGCATGAGCCGCAGAAACTCCAGCTCATGCAGGACAAACAGCACGGGACTCTCCACGCCCTTGCCGCGGCGGTGCTTCACGGCGAGCACATGGTAGGCGCCGGCCGGACGATCTTCCACTAACCGGGTGAGCTCGCCCAAGGAGAGCGCCGCTCGGTGCTTGCACTGGAAAACCACACCGGGCCACTCCACATCCACCGGCCCCCCCGTATCCGCAGGATAGCGTCGGCCTTGGGGATGCAGAGACGCGACATAGCGCTCCAAGGCCTTGCCGGCCTCCTTGTTGGCCCGGCCGCTCATCGACCCGCCGCCAAGCAGCGCTCGTACTCTTTCACGCTTATGCCCGACCGTTCCGCATCCCAGCACAGCGTACATAAGGGGGTCTTATCATCATAGCGGGACAAGATGGCAGCGGCACGCCATGGATGCACGGCACAGAGGTTCGGTACGGCGGTATCGCGCGTCATCGCGGCGGCTCCGGCGTGGCCTGGCATTCCCTCGTGCGACTCCCCCTACCATGACGCCAGATATTGCTCCCCAGCCAGCCCGTCTCCCATGTCCACATAGAACACGTACCGCACCAACGGCGTCGGCGCTTGCTCGCCGGATACGTGACCACGACGATCTCCCCGTGTTCCGGTTTGCGGTCGCTCATCGCGGCGGCTCCGGCATGTGCGCGGGTAGTGACCTATGGAAAGCGTCACGCCACCTCGCGGCTGCGTCTTGCCACTCTGGCGTCTGCGTCGTCCAGTCCCCCCCGCCCGCGTTGGCGATGGCGCCCAAAGCGGAGTCGAGCAGGTCGGTCGCCTCGCGCGCCCCATCGGCCCTACCCGCTTTGTGCCCGCGCGTGAAGGCGTCCGCCAGGGCCACTTGGGCGTTGCCGAGTTTCGCCCCCTCGTCGCAGCCGACGCGGAAACCCGCGCACCAAGAGCACGGCGAGCCGTCGGCCATCGCGTGGAGCGGATACGCATTGACGAGCGGGCAGCCGGGTTCGTGCGGCGTCACGCCCGCCCCCGGTGCCGCCGCAGGACCCGCGCGACCTCCTCCGGCTCCAGCTCGGCGAGCCAGCGGAGGGCCAGGCGCAGGACCTCCTTCACCTGGCCGATGGGGAGGCTGACCTTGCGGCCCTCCTCCAGGGTGAGGCGGCGGGCGACGGCGTTGAGGTTCGTGGGCGGCGGCATGTTAGCTCCTTGGCTCCACTGTCCTCCGTATTTCACGTCTCTCTGACTGAAATCGAAGACGCTGGACCCTCAATCCCCGTTGCGGTTTCCCTAACCAAGAACATCCTTGATTCCCCGTGCCGCAAATCGCCGAGACGGAGTGGTCCTCGAACATACCTGCGAGCTTTTCCGGCCCGCTTAAAATAGACTGTAGTCACGCCATTCTCTTCCGCATAGAGTTCAAGCCCGATCAGCGGACGACCAAGGTTACGAATCCCGATCCTTCGTTCCTTCGTCATGCCTCGGATCGCCAGCCAAGACCTCTCAATCGGATGTTTCATCGCCCCGCCCGATGCATCCAACCATTCGATACGCGCCATCATATGGACTCCAGGGCGCGGTGGAGGCCGAAGCGGATAATCCGCAGGTCGCGTTCGGAGAAGGCCATCGACCGCCTCTTGCCCTTCGGCCCGCGGACGACTTGGAGGATCGGATGCAGTCCGGGCCCGAGCGGGTGGCCGACCCGCGCGAGGACTTCGCGCATCGCCTCGGCCACCTCGCGGGCGTTCGCTCCGGTGCCGAACTCGGGGTCGTAGCTGTCGCTGACAGGGCCGGGCACCATTCATCTCCTCTGCGGCTCCTTCTACCTTTTCCCCATGATCCGCTCGCGGTACGCCCAGGGGCGCTCCGGCTCCCCGGCGGCCCAGCATCCGCGCCGGGCGGCCCGGGCCTCCTCCTCGGCGGCGGCCAGCTCCGCGCAGCGCGGGTAGCAGGGCTTACCGGGGTACGGGTAGGCGTGACCCGACCGCACCATGAGCAGGCTCAGGTCCCTCTCCAACGGGGCGGCCGGCCCGGGGCGCGCGGCCACCCAGGCGACGGGGCGCCCGTGGGTCCAGACGCCGATGTGCCGGACGGCGACCTCCTCCCCGGGGGGCGCGTAGGCGAGGAGCGCGGCCTTGGCCTCGGCCCCGCACGGCTGGGCCCGCTCCGGCGCGTCGATGCCCGCCAGGCGGACCGTCACGGGGCCGCGGCGGCCGGCGGCGACGAGCGTGTCGCCGTCGATCACGCGCCGGACGGTCCCGCGCCAGGCGGCGGGCGCCGCGCCGCCCTCCGCCCAGCGGCCGGCCAGCAGGCCGAGGACGACCCCGAGGGCCGAGGCGGCCAGGAGCCAGGCCCATAGGGGCCACCCTGCTATCGGATGTCGCAAGGGGTCACGCCTCCTTCACGCCGTCGGGTCGCCCCGGCGCCCCCAGCGTCCGCAGGGCCTCCCACAAATCCGCCGCCCCGGCCTCCGCCACCTCCACCGTCTCGCCGCGCCGCTCGAAGCGGTACAGGCGCGAGCGGGCCGGCCAGGCCAGGGTGCGGAAGAAGGTGCCGCTGTAGCGGACGCCCTCCACGGTGAGCACGTCCTGCGCCGCGTCGTAGGCGACCGCGAGCGGCGTCACAGGTCCGGGCACGGCTCGCCGCTGCCGGGGCCGACCCACCACTGCGCCGCCGTGAACGTCTGCCGGTCGCCGCAGCGCGAGCAGACGACCTCCACGTGGCAGTGCCGCCGGCCGCCGGCCCCCTTGGTCACGGCCGCCCCCACGAACCAGCACGGCGCGAGGCACGCGTCGCAGGGCCAGAGGGCGGCGGGGCGGGGGGCGGCATACCGTTTGCCGCCGGGGCGCGGGACGAGGGCGAGCTGCTCAGGCGGCATCGCCGATGCCCGTGGCGTAATAGTACCGGCCCCCATAGGCCTCGATGACGATGTTCGAGATCCGCTCCCGCCAGTCGAGCCACCCGCCCGCATCGTCTGCACCCGAGATAGCGATCTCGCCGTATATCCCCTCGCTGTCGCAGGTCCCGTACAGCACGACGCCCCGCCGCTTGCATACGGCGCGGATCTCGTCCGCGGCGGCCTGGAGTTGCTCCCGCGTCATGGCGATATGCCTCGCGCTAGGCGTTCAATCGCAGCGTCCATGGAGTCCACTTCGATCAAGCCCTGCTGCTTCCCCGGCCGCTCCATGAGCCACAGATCGGCGTGGCGCGGGTCGGGCCAGACCCGCTGGTAGCCCAGCGCCACGGCGACGCGCCGCAACTGCTCGACGGCCCCGGCGAGGTTTTCGTTACTCACGCCCCGCCCCCTGCGCCGCCCGTAGGCGCGCCAGACCGCCGATGACGGGCCGCCCCCGGCGCAGCGCCTCGGCCCGCACCACCTGCGCCACGCGCTGCTTGCTGATGCCGTAGTGCGCCGCAAGCATCATCAGGCTATCCCCGGCCGCCGCCCGGCGGAAGATGGTCGCGTTGCGGGCGGCCTTGGCGTTATGGGCGCGGCGGGCGCTAGCCAGCATCGGACTTCCCCGTGGGGCAGCGGGGCAGCCTCGTCAGCGGCAGCCAAATCGCCGCCGTGGCGACCGGACCGCCGGCGCGCCCGCACCGGCAGCAGACCTTCACGGCAACGCCGAAGGCATGGACCGTGTCCCGGCAGAAGCAGCAGAAGCCGGGGCCGGCCGTGACGGTCGGGGCTTCTCTCCTCACTCGAACGCCCCCGTGTCTACCCACTCCTGCTTGGCGAGGCACCAGAAGTCCTCGGCCAGGCCGCGAGTCACGTAGGCGTAGGGGAGCCAGCCGTAGCCCTTCTCCCCCCACTCCGCGCCCCACGAGTTGCGGATCAGCAGGGCGCCCTGCTGCCCGCTGATCTCCTTGGCGTCGGCGTACCCCACGGCCACGACCGCGTGGCCCCCGTCGATACGCTCCCCCTCCGTGGGGAACGGGATCGCGCCGTCCGCCCCGGCGTCGTCGATGGAGGTATAGACCGTGAAGCCGAACATGGCCGGGTAGCCGCGGGCCAACTCCTGCTTGAGCGCCCGGAGCGTCGCCTCGGGCCGCGCCCCCGGCGGGTCGAGGCGGTAATATTTGATCGCCTGGAAGGACTGGCCGAAGGCGTAGCAGAAGGCGGTCGGCTCCTTGTCGAAGGCCGCCGTGTCGTAGGGCCAGTGCTCCTCGGGCGGCGCGCCGAAGAGGACGAGGGCGCCCATGGCGTTGCGCAGGTCCGCGCCGGAGTCGCCGTGCAGGCGGGCGAGGCGGCGCGTGGTCTTGTACACGAAGAGGCGCGAGGCGTCGATGTGCCGGCCGGAGGCGCGGCGCTCGCAATACTCGACGAGGGCGACGGCGGCGTGGGCCGTGCAGCTCCCGAGGTCCGCCTGGTCCTCGATCGGCGAGCACCACTTCCGCAGGTCCGCCTCCGCCGGGAGCGCCGCGCCCGCCGCCGTCGGCTTCTTGCACTTGCAGACGGCCTCGCAGTCCGCCGTGAAGTCCCGGAAGTCCGGACGGTCGGGGATCCAACCCATGCCGCGCCTAGCCATGCGC